TTAGATCTTATCTGCGTGGTGGATCAACACAAATTTTTCCCATAATTCATCTTGAGATTCAATATGAGTAGGATCAGTGATGATCGTATTGGTAATCGGACAAACCGATTGGCAAGTTGGTTTATCGTAATGTCCTACACATTCAGTGCAAAGATCAGGATTAATTTCATAAATATCATCCCCCATTGAAATAGCATCATTTGGGCACTCTGGTTCACACATATCACAGTTAATACAGCGTTTTGTAATTAATAAAGACATATCAATAATTTACATTTAATTAAGTTAATAATCAGTAACTTATATCTTGCACCTATTAGTTACTATCGTCTGTTACTTGTGTTTTTATACAGTATGATTTACATTGAATAACTCTAATTCGTAACACAAAACCGCAACACATACTGTTTTTACTGCTCTTAAAATACCCAATGTGTGAGCTTTAAATTTAATGTGTTGAAATACCGGAGTATTTCAATGTCAAATATAGCAACACAAAAGCAAAAAACACCAGATAATGATGAATATACAGACGCTCTTAGTCGTTGGGAGTCATGTAAGCCACCTTACACAAGTACACACATAAGAATCTGTGTTACTGCTGTCAAAACCATTTTAAAGCATATCAATAAACCACGTCGCTCTAAATATGAAAAAGAGCACTACTTGCGTATTGATTTTAGTAAGGCGGGTAAGGTTACCATATACGCGGAATATCCTAAACACATGGATATAAAGGGCCAGAAATTAGGAGAATGGCCAGAACTATCATTACCGATAGCAAGAGAGAAAGCGAAAGCATTAGCTGAAGAAGGGCTAAGAGCTGAATCTGTTCATCAACTATTAGATCTTTATGAAAAAGATTTAGCAGGGAAAGTCGAACGCTCAAAGTTAAGTGAAAATAGTTTTTATACTTATCGTTGCAGAGTAAAACAACTGAAGCTGACGTTCGGATCGCGTGAAGTTTTTAGTGATGTGAAATACTCACGATTAATAGAAATATTGGATAATTGGATACAAACAAAATCAAATAATCATGCATTAGAGTTATTTGCTGAGATGCGCCGATTTTGGAAATATGCATCCCCCATTTATTCTAATGGAAGAAATATTGCGTCGAGCATTCCTGATGATTATGTGTCGTCACGGGTGCAGAAACCCATGCCAACGAAACGATATACTGATATTGAGTCCATTGCCACTTTATGGATGAACGTTGCTTCAAGCACCTCTGTGCATCAAAAAAATGCAGTTAGATATATGATCCTCACCGGAGTTAGACCAATCAATGTTGTCAATTTAAAGTGGGAATATGTTGATTTAGATAACTTAGAAATAACTTATCCAGCTGGTTTAATTGGTATGCGTGGTGCAATGAAAACGCAAAAAGAGTTTAGAGTGCCAATTACAAAGGCAATGAAAAGCTTACTCGAGGAACAATTAGCTTGGAAAAATTCCACTGTTAATTGCAATAAAGAATATGTTTTCCTACAACCTAGAGATCCACAATTAGCGTTTTCTAAACGCTCACTTGATAAACTAGTTAAAACATATAGCCCTGAAGGAGCTGTCAAAGGGGTTGTTCATGAGGGAACGGTGAAGGGAAAGTCCGGCGCATTTAATACAATGTGCCGGAAATTTTTCAAAAGTAATATCATTGCTCAAATGCGTCAAAAAGGCTTTTCCCGTTCTGATACTAAAGAAATTAGCATGCTATGTTTACATCACTCTGATAAAAGTGAAGATCCAATGGCTGAACATTATGACTTTTCTGATGAGATACTGCAGGAAGAGATAGCGCTAAAGCGTCAAGCATTTGAGGCTCATGAAAATAGTATCTTGACTCAAGTAGCGCTATTACGTCGTAAACTTAGTTAATAAGTGCTCTTACATTTTTCAATAAAAGCTTTTACATTTTTATACTCGTATCTAACTACTTTACTTGTAAATTTTATAGGTGCGAGTATTTCTTTATGACGATGATTATTATTCCAGTCACATAATGTTTTGGTTGTTATGCCACCTATCAAAGCACATACTTCTTCAGGAGTTAACATATCATCATCTTCATACTCTTTGTTTTTAACGTTATCTGGGATATTTGTCGTTTCTTTTTTTGTTTTGCGTTCTATGCATACGTCTGTTTTCATTTCGGTCTTGCCTCATCATATTAGATATTAACAAGTCGGCAGTTTGACAAGCATTTTTTATTTCTATATCAGTGCAAGGTTTATTTTTTATACTGGATGCAAGCCGGCCTAATTTAATATCAAAATCTGTTAATAATTGAGAACCCGGTTCCCAAGGTGTTAATAATTTCATGGTGGTCATCCATCGGTCTTGAATAAACCACCATGCTAATAACAACGAAAAGTAAAAACTGATTATGCTTAATCAACTTTTTACGCGAATAATTCCTTCAACTGGATAGCACTCTGCAATTTTTCCTTTGGTTGCGAGTACCTCTTTATCAATTAAACAATTTTTTTCATCAGGGTAAATGTAGCCATAAGGTTCGAACTGACAATTCACTGAGCTACATATCAAAAGGAATAAACCGAACATTACTGTTCACTCCTTTGTTGTTCAGCGATGGTTTGCTGAAGTTCAATTTTGACGTGTGCTGGAAAGTCGTATGAAACGTGGCAACGTCTATCTGTTGAAACAAAGCCATGTGTACCATCGGGTAATGTGATCTTTACGGCTTGGTCTTTTTGTTGAGAGTGTCTTAGCATTGGTCTTGCCTCTTCGTGACATGTCACGCTAATGAATGATAGCTGTATTTATAGGTTGCCCCAGTTGTAGCAATAACGCTTTTTGCATTGATGAAAGTGCTTGCTGTTCTTGCTCTGTGACATTTTTTGTTGATGCCGTAGACCATTCGATACTGCATTTGTTTGTTGTTTCATCATGAGTAATGACAACTTCTAACTTCATGGCCATAACGTTTATCTCCTGATAATGCGCCCGATAAAGGGCGCTATTATGAATTAACGAACCATTAATGATCGGTCACCAACTTCAAGATGTGCTCCGGGGATTTCAATACCATTTTCAATTGCATCTTTGATACCTTTTTTATCAGGTGCTGTAATGGTTTGAACATCAATCAATTCATCTGGTAATAAAGCCTCATTGTCGATAATGACTCGAACAACACCAGCCCTAGCTGTGAATGTATTTTTTGTTGTTTTTAATTTATCTAATCCTGAAGCTAATAAGCAGTTGAGAGCATATTTCTTTAGGTTTTTAGCTTGGTTTTCGAATGATTTTTTACGATCAGATAACCGTTTAGATTCCTCATCAAGTGTTTTAGCTTGACCTTCGATATTGCGAACGTGGTGCATAATCGCATCCAATTTGTCACCTAGCTCGCCCTCGATACCTTCCAACGTATCTGCGATATCGTCAGGAGAGAACTCTCCTGTTTCAACGAGTTGTTGTAATTTTTCGTAATTGGTCGCCAGTGCGATAGCGGTAGTTTTGGTCATTAGATTGCCTCTTCTTTCTGTTTCAGTTGGTCTAAACACTCTTTTTCGATTTGGTTTAATCGACGTAAACGGCCGGATAAATATTTCTCGTAATCGTTGTCACGACGTTCTTGAGCTGATTTGATATGTGCAGAAATTTCGCGCGTTAATGTGGATGCAATACCTCGCAATTCATTCTCAGTAACAGCACTACGCATCACTTCCGTATGTTTAGTAAATTTCTCGTCTAATTCTTTGCGAATGCGAGTAATATCTTCAGCTTTCTCACTTGCATTTTTAATCTCAAATTCAAGTTTGTTGCTTGCTAAATATTCAGGGTTATCATGCATACCCATAAATACATCAGAAGAGAACCCAAGCATAGACAGTGCTTTTTTGATAGCATCGGTCAGCGATTTTTTAATAACTTCACCGTCCACCCTAATGCCATAGTTAGTCTGATAACGGTAAGGAGTTGCACCATAACTTTCAAACTCACCGCGAGTTTCACATTCGATGATGTACCAAAAGCGGATCTTAATTGAGTGGTTTTGTTCGCAGAATAACGAGCCATCACCATCCCGCAAAAAACGGGTTGCAACTTGTTTATTACGCTCATCAAGAACAGGTTCTACAAGAGGCTTTCCATCAATAAATTTTTCTTCAAGGACTTCATAACCCCAGCCTTCACCAATAGGGCCGAATATTTCAGTCGCACGCATAAACATGTAGGTGCTGTTTATGCTAGTTCCTATAAATCCCATGCCTTCTAACGGCTTAGTAAAGCGAGGGTCTGTACGTTGTACACGCTTCCAAATATTAAGATTATTTGCATCACCTAAGTTAAGAACTTCCTCAAGCACACTCGCGCGTTGCTCAAAATTATCGTGCTGTACTGATGGTGTTTCAGGCTCTTTAGGTGTTTCAGTTTGCTCAATCACTTGGGATGTTTCTGTCTTAGGCGCTACTTCTTGCTTTTTACGCGAACGCTTAGGCTTGGTTTCTTTCTCAACTGTATTTTCTTTGGATACTAAAGATGCATTATATGTTTGATTTAACTTAGTAGTAATTTCTTCTTTTTCAGCGTTGCCTGTAGGCTTGTTAATACCTAAATGCAGATCAATAAGTTCTTTTCGTGCATTGGGGTTATCTAATAGCTCGGGCTGTTTTTTGCTTTCAGTTATTAACGCGAAAATTTTTTCACGTGGTATATCTAAGATGCCAGCTGTTGTACGTAAATCCATTGACCAGCGCTTCCATGCTTTATCGTCATCATCTATCAGCTCTTTGGCTTTTTTTACTTGGGATGCAAGAACATTATTAGGATCAAAGTCATCTAACAGTGCTAATGCAATTTCAGTATCTATCGTTGTATAGTTACGTTTGATAGCTGATGTTGTATCTTCCTGCTGTTTGGGCTCTTCGGTCAGCCAGCTTTCTCCTAGCGACTTAGCTTCTTCAACGGTGACATCTTCATTAGCAAACTCATAGATAGCCTGTGCTATTTCCATCGTTTGTTCAGCATCCATCAAAGATAATTTTGTTATTTCAGCAAGGCCTGTAGCGATATTACGAATTTTGGGATCTTCTGTGCCAGCAAGATATTTCAATGTAAAAGAGAACTCTTTGTTTGTTATTTGAGTCTTCCCAAATAACAGCAGGCTGGCAATACGAGGTTTTGTGGCCAGCTTTTTAAATTCTCTATATTCGATAGGTTTCCATTGAGTACCGTCATACTCATTTTCAACAGCAAATTTTTCATCGAAAGCATCTAAAGTAGGGCATGCAGAACCGTCAAGATATTCGCTAATTAACGGCTCATCAGTATTAAAGTTATCCATAGCTTCGGGATATGCTTCAGACAATTTCACTACTGCAGTCGCTGTTGCCAGCTTTGCATTAGCAGTGCTTAACGCTATGGCTAAAGGTACAGCACCGTTGGTACGAGCCTCGGTCGTAGGCTCAAATACACAGATAAAAGTTTTCATTGGTCTTGCCTCTTATAAAATTCCTTTGCGATAATCTTTTTCTAACAAAGTTTCTTTACTACAAACTTCGATAGAGCCTTTCAATAATTCTTGGTTAGCTTTACCAATAGGATTATCAGGTCGAATATCTAACCCTTTTAATGGACGAGACATTGAATCGTATTGACTAATAATCTCTTGGCGTTTCCTATCAACACGAGCAATAACTTCGTCAAAGTGCTCTCCACAAGAAATGAATCCGCGATACTCATACGCCTCATATTCATCTATCTCTTTTTTACACAATGAACATTTCATTAAATTACCTCCTAATAAGGGATTTCTTCGTCAGTTTTAGAGATTGGTTTGCCTTCCAAGCAGAGAAGCATTTGGATTTGATCTTCTAACAAGCTTGATTTCACTTGAGCATCAGCAAGAATTTTTTCTTGTTCATTACGTAGAAAATCAATTTCAGCGTGAATGAGATCAATTTGAGTTGGCTCTTTAAAAGGAACATCAACAGTGTGTTCTGCAATAACAAAACCTAACCCTGCATTGGGATCGGCTTTAAATGCGTAGGCGTTATATTGGTAAGAGCCATCGAACTGTTTTTGAGCATGAATATAGAGTGTGACTGTCAGGCTTTCAGGTTGTGCTTTCATAGCAACTCCTTTAAAATAACGGTGATCAGTGATTTATCATTGGTCTTGCCTCTTCTAGCGTTTGGTCGCGCTAGTAGAACTCTCGGTTAGCTTTGGTCGGCGACCCGAGGTAAAGGAACCCACTTCGGTGGGTTTTTTTACATCTTCATAAAACTCAAGAGTTGCAATTTTATTGTCGGCACAACAGTGGAATACTGTTTCAGGGAAAAGATTGAAAAGGCTTAAAACATTATCCAACTTGATGTTTTTCATTTTGTTTTTACCTATATACATAATATGTCTCCTGTCATTTATGATATTTTCAATTTAATTTTGGCGATTGGTGGTAGGTGCTTGTTTCCTACTTTCGGTCTTGTTGTGCAAGTATCCGCGTGGGTTAAGTGTCCACTGCTAATCAGCCTTAGCATTCACCAATCCCAAAATTATTAAGTTGCCCGTCTTTCCGAGCTGTCAGGTCTTGCCTTGTCGCTTTGGTCGGTAATTAAATACCCTGGTACTGCTAAAAAATTTGCCGTTATGCCGTGGTAATCATGACAGGTCGCTATGAGAGCTGTGGTTATCCTCCGACATAACAGCAAAACTGAATTTGAACACTTACCTAAACACTTGCTGTGTTGTTTTGAATTAATGCAATATTAGCATTGCTATTTTATCTGTCAATAGTATTGCTAATATTTTAGGTAAAAAAAACCACCGCTAATACGGTGGTCATATTCAACTCATTGTTATTTTATGCAAAATCAATCATTCTAATAGGTAGTGATTTTATTACTTTTCCAATAATTCGAAGATCATACATTTCTGATTCTTCAATATAAAACGTTTCATAAGCTGGGTTATCCGATTTTACAGCTAATTTTCTGCCTTTAACTCGTTGTAATCTTTTTATAAATAACGAGTTTTCAAAGCTAAAAATATAAACTCCATCACCGTCAAAAAACTCATTGTGAGTATCAACAAAAACGACATCTCGTGGATTAATAGCAGGGGACATGCTGTCGCCACTAATGTTAATTATTTCAATTCCTTTTAAGCTTTTACGACCAAATAACTCAAAAACTTTCTCCGGCGAAAACTCAATAGATTTTATAGTGTCAGGGAAATCGCTATTTATAAAGCCACCGGGGCCTGCTTTTGCATACACATCCATAAGTTTTAATGTAGTGTGTTCATTTTGAGTTGATGGTATTAGTTGTTTTGTACTTTCTTCTTCTTTTCCTGTTCTTCTGACGTAGTCTAATAAAGTCTTTAACTCAGGGTTAATATCCTCCGGATCAACTCTCAATAGTGATGCAAACTTTAGAATAGTATCTGTATTTAAAGCTGTTCTACCATTCAGATACTGGCTCACAGCGCCTTGAGTTGCAAATCCCATAATATCTGCGGCTTTCTCTTGAGTTAAGCCCAGAGATTCTCTTTTGGCTTCCCAAATATTCCGTAGATTCTGAGCTGCAATTTTGTCTGATTCTGAAATTTTTCTATTCATCATTATATTTTATTTGTATTGCTAATAATTTTCCAATAGCATTGCTATTGATTTATTAAATTAGCATTGCTAATATTCAGTTATTAAATAACAGGAGAAGAAATATGAAATTAGGTTTGTATTTGAAAAAACAAAAAATAAGCCAATCCGAGTTTGGGAAAATGGTTGGAGTTACTCAAGGTTTTATTAGCCAAGTTATAGCTGGTAGCTATCTACCAAAAGGTAGGAAAGCTATTGAATGGTCAGCAAAAACTAATTGGTTAGTAACACCACATGATCTCAATCCAGTTGATTATCCTAACCCTTGGGATGGCTTACCAAAGGAGCATTCAGTATTACAGGTATCAAATTAAAAAACTGATTATGCATAATCAATTTTTTAGCGACAGGAGACGCAAAAATGAATTTTGATATCAATATTATCAGAGCTGAAATTGAGGACTGGGCAGTAGAGCAAGGACAAGAGCATGTCGCTATTGAGATTAGTCGAGCTTACTTACGATTAGTGATTAATCAAGAACATGGTCGATTACATGTAATTGAAGATCAAACTGGCAGGGCAGATTGGAAAGCAATCAACAACAACCGGCAACAAATTTTTCGTTGGTTACGTGGTGATTCCCGTGCATCTCAAAGAAAGATTGCTGAGTTAATGCCAGCGATAGAAATGGCACTACCGGCTTCGAGGTTAGCTCGAGTACGTGGAGATACAAAAAACTATTTAGCAACAGTGGCCATTCAGCGTTTTGCTGATGCTATGACTGAAATCTTATTAGAAGGTCGTGACATGTCACACCAAATAAACAATGTAGTACGTGCATTAAATGAGATATCACGCCCGACCAGCGTGCATTAATTCAAGAGGCAAGACCAATGATTAGATCAACTGAAAAAATCACATACCGTAATGGGTTTATGCTGAATGATAAACCTGCCCATATATCAGAAATTAGGGATATTTTTGAGGGTAGACGTGTTATTGCGCTGTTAGTTTGGGAGCAGTATGAAAAGCAAAAACAAAAATTACTGTCAAAGAATTTAACGCCTGCGCAGTATCAAAGTGCATGTCGCTCCATAGCTGAATCATTGGGGGTGTAACGTGAGTAATAAATTAACGGGCTATGTATGGGATGCATGTGCTGTTTCAGGTGTTAAGGGTACCAAATTAATGATCATGGTACGACTAGCTGATTACTCAAGCGATGAAGGGATCGCTTATCCCAGTGTTGAAACAATCAGTCGTCAAATTGGTGCTGGAATTAGCACTATTCGCAATGCATGTAATGAACTTGAAAATGATGGTTGGTTGGTTAAAAAACAACGTAGAAATGGTAATCGAAACGCTTCAAATTTATATTTTTTAAATGTCGATAAATTAGAAAAAATTGCATTAGAAGAAAATGCAAAATTAAGAAAACAGCGTGAAAAACTATCAAATTCTCACCGTCCAGATTCTGACCGTTCAGATTCTGACCGTACAGAAAACGATAAAAATATACGGTTTGACCCTCCAGAATCTGGCGTTCAAGGGGGTTTTCACCCTCCAGAATCTGGAGGCGATCCACAAGTAAATTCAAAACATGATCCACAAGTAAATTCAAAACATGATCCACAAGAATTACTCGAGGGGAAAAAATCGAAAAATAAATTCGATCCAAAATTATCTAAACCGTCAAATGTGAGTGATGAGGTTTGGCAGGATTGGATTAATTTCAGGAAAGAAATTAAAAAACCGCTGACAGAAACCATGTGCAAGCAACAAGCAAAAAAATTATCGCTTTGCACAGACGCCAATGCTGTGATTTGTAATTCAATTGCCAACGGTTGGCAGGGGCTATTTCCTGAAAGACCGGTTGTACAAACTCAAAAAGCAAATTCTCACACTGGGTTTAGCGAAAAAGATTACCAGTCTCAAGATCCGCATTGGTTTGTGGGAGGTGGAAATGTCTGAACAAAATTTACTAACAGCGGTGAATATTCCACCTCGCTTTGCTAATGCGACATTTGAATCATTTGTAGCCTCAACGCCAACAGCAAAACATAATTTAAAAATTTGTCAGCAGTACGTTGAAACTTGGAGTGACCGAAAAAACGCAGGAGAGGGGCTTGTACTGTGTGGAACACCCGGAACTGGTAAAACACACCTTGCGGTATCAATCGCCCGTCAGATTGCCGGAGAATTGCAAGAAACGGTATTCATTACCACAGCCTCACGTATCATTCGCGCTTTTAGAAGAACATGGGCTGGAAATTCAGAATTCAGTGAACTTGATGTACTTGAAAAATATTGCACACCTGATTTGTTAATTATTGATGAAATTGGTGTTCAGTATGGCACTGATTCTGAACGTAATATCTTATTTGAGGTGATTAATGATCGCTACGAAGATTTGCTACCTACAATTTTGATAAGCAACCTGCCCGTTGTTGATCTGCAAGAAATGCTTGGTGAACGAGCTGTGGACAGATTATTACAGGGCGGAACAGTATTAACGTTTAACTGGCCAACATATCGCAGAGGTAATCATCATGCATGAGAAAGAATTGGAACATGCGGTGATCAGTGGTTTGTTGGCTGGTGGCGCCAGTCAAGATGCATATGAGGTATTAGCTACATTACCTGAAGATGCGTTTAGTTCTGGATATTTTCGTAGTGTCTACAAAGAAATTAAAAAACAGGCGCTAGCAAGCTCTCTAATAGATCCCTTTTTTATTGCTGATGCGCTAGGTGAAAAGGGCGATTTAGCAAATTTACTTGAGCTATCTAAAACACCTATTTGGACAGCAAATTTAAAAGGCTATGCTTCAAAAGTTTATAGTTATTATCGTGTTAGAGAAGTAATTCAATTAATCTCCAAGTATCAAAATGATATTACTACTGCAAATAATCACGAACAAGCTGAAGAATTTATTCATCAATTTGCAACACAAATTGGCCAGTTGACAATTGGTAGTCAGAACCTACTTCCTGTGCATTTAAATACATTACTTGAAGGTTATGTGGATGTTTTAGAACGCAGAAACAAAGGGGAGGATGCTGTTGGGATGATAAAAAGTGGCATTGAAGCTTTAGATGACAAAATAGGAGGCTTTAACCCAACAGACTTAGTTTTTATTGGTGGTCGTCCGGGAATGGGAAAAACAGAACTTGCACTAACGATGACTGAGGGTATGACCAGAGATGGAGGCGGTGCTTTGTTCTTCTCGATGGAAATGTCTAATCAGCAAATCACTGAGCGTTTAGTTGCTGGTTCTGCACAATTACCAATATCAACATTGAGACATAGTGGGCGATTGGATGATGAAGGATGGGCCCGTTTAAGTTCAGCGCTAGGCCATTTAATGGATAGAGATATTCATATCATCGATGCGAGTAATCTAACTATTGAACAAATATGTGCAATCAGTGAAAACCACAAACGTAAATATCCAAAATTGAAAGGCATTTTTGTTGATTATTTAGGGTTAATTAAAAAACCTAAAGCGGAACGTAATGATTTAGCGATTGCAAAAATATCTGCATCTTTAAAAGGATTGGCAAAGCGATTACACACGCCCACTATTGCGTTAAGCCAGTTGTCTCGTGATGTAGATAAACGACCAATTAATCAACGCCGTCCTGTTTCTGCTGATTTACGTGACTCTGGTAGCCTAGAGCAAGATGCAGACTTGATTTTATTTACATATAGGGAAGCCGTATATAACCCCAATAGCCCTGCGAAAAATTATGCCGAGATCATTATCGATAAATTTAGACACGGAGAAACCGGCACAGTCTATCAAGAATTTAAGAATGGCCACTATCTGCCTACCGACCAAATTACAGCGTCAGAAGTGTCCAAAATGCAACAACAATCACAGCAAAGTGATAAAAAACGTCGTTACGCAGAAAAAGCATTTTAGTTAAAACAGAGGCAAGACCATGACAATTAAAGACTCTCTTACTCACGAATCTCTCGTTCGTGATAATTACCCTATATTACCTGATGATGGGTTAGACCATACACAGTGTCATATCGACCGTCTCCATGCGTCAGCAAGAGCAAGAACAAAAGCACCTTATCAACCTAAGGTTAAACCACAAAATTCTACGAGGTAATTATGTCTAGGCGTTCTTATTTGCCTGATGATTTACCTCACAATCGAGCTTTGTGGCCAGAAGAATATCGCGAGTTAGAACAACTTGATTTATTAGCTAGTCGATTAATTAGACAGCTTAAAAATCAAAAAATACATAGAACGCGAGTGTTGGTGGAAATTGAAAAGTTGACTGAGGTACATCGGGAGTTTTTTAGAGATAGGTTGAATTATTGGCGTGAGGTAATGAAAGCATGAGTAAGCATCAAATTAAACACCCCGTGATCCGTTATCACGGAGGTAAATTTCGTTTAGCAAAATGGATATTAAGTTATTTTCCAGAGCATCGTTGCTATGTAGAGCCCTTTGGTGGAGTTGCTAGCGTCTTAATGCAGAAAGAACGTAGCTATGCAGAAATATATAATGATCTAGATAGTGAAGTTGTAAATCTATTCAAGGTATTAAGAGATCCTGAATTAAACATTAAGTTACAAGAGGCTTGCTTACTTACTGCTTATTCCCGTGACGAGTTTATGTTAGCTAAAGAGTTTATTGATAATCCATTAGAGAGAGCTAGACGTATGGTTGTTCGCGCTTGCATGGGGTTTGGTTCTGCTTCTGGTTTAAACGGTAACTCGGGATTTCAGTCTGATAGTAAACGTGAATATTCAATCTACTCACATTTGTGGGCTAAATATCCTGAAAACTTATCTGCAGTTTGTCAGCGTTTGCAGGGAGTCATTATTGAAAATAAGCCGGCATTAGATCTGATTAAAAAACATGACGCCACTGATACTCTATTTTATTTAGATCCTCCATATATGCCTGAAACACGAGTGAGTGGTAATCGTTATTACAACTTTGAAATGACTAATGGGCAACATCATGAGTTACTGCAAATTATTAAGTCTGTTTCTGGAAAAGTAATTATCAGTGGCTATCACTCGAATTTATATGATGATGAATTATCAGGCTGGAGAAAAGTAACCAAAGAGGCTCGTATTTCTGCCGGTCGTGGTACCAAAATTCGTACTGAATGTTTGTGGATGAATTATTGAGGTAAGATCAATGGCAAAAACAGTAGCAGAACGTAAAGCGGAACAACGTAAACGGCAGAAAGAATTAGGTGTAACTAAAATTGAATTGCTTGTAGATAATCAAGAATTGGAAATGATAAAGCGTAATTGTGTATTGCGCATGCCTGGTCGAGAACCGTATGGCATTATTGAATACCTACAGATGCTTATTCGGAAAGATGATGCTGAGTATAAAAAGCAAGTAGAGAAATTATCTAAACGTAAATGTAAGCGTTGTGGTGATATATTACCTATTCAGCAATGTTGTATGTCAGGTGATTCAGAATGTTGGGTCACTAGTGGATACAAAGAGTTGAAACTGGTTATCTAACTCAACCTATTGTATTATTACAGTATTGGTCTGAACACCCAATCCTAAATATTTGCTGTGTCAACTGAGAGTCAAGTATGGCACAGCATAGCTTTATCAAAATGTCTAACGATACTCTTGTACCGGCTAACCCTGTTACGAGAGATTTTCTGCATTCAAAAATCAAGTGTGGTGATGTGCTTTCAGCTAATTTTAAGAAAGCTCGTAACCCTCGATTTCATCGTAAATACTTCGCATTACTCAACTTAGGCTATGAATATTGGGAACCAGTTGGCGGTACCATTTCACCTGAAGAAAAAGAGCTTGTGCGTGGTTACATCACATTCCTTTCATATTACACGGATAATGCTGACGCGCTCTTATCCGCATCCGATATCTATCTAGAAGACGTTGCACAAAAACGTGCGCAAAATATCTCAGCAACAAAGTCATTTGATGCTTTTCGCTATTGGGTTGTAGAACAAGCCGGTTATTACGACACGTTTGAAATGCCAGACGGTAGTTTACGTCGTGTCGCTAAATCAATTAGTTTTGCAAATATGGATGACCTAGCATTTAGCGAACTCTACAAAGCCACACTCGATGTGCTTTGGAATTTTATCCTTCGTAAGCAATTCCCCACTCAAAAAGCTGTAGAAAATACAGTATCTCAATTATTAAGTTTCACATAGAGGCAAGACCAATGATCAAATCAAAGACCAAAGAAGAAAGACAGTGGCTATCAGATGTAGCCGAGCTGGGTTGTATTTGTTGTCGTAATATGGGGTTTGGAGCCAGTTTAGCGGAAATTCATCATGTTAGAACGGGGCAGGGAATGGCACAACGGGCTAGTCATACAGATGTTTTACCACTATGCCCTCCACATCATAGGGCATGTTATGAAACCGGCTTTCATGCATCACCTAAATCATGGCAAGAAATTCATGGTAGCGAGATTGAGTTATTAGAACAGACTAAGCAAGAAGTAATGGAGTTACGAGCATGTCGAGTATAAAGAGTATATCTGATGGGTTAAAACTTGATGATGATCAGGTTGCATGGATCCAGCCTTGGTTATCAAAATTTGGAGCATGGGTATATTCAGGGAGGATAGAAAAAAGGCAAAGCAGTATTATTGCTGAATTTATGGCGACAGTAGAAAGGCGTGATTATCCTGAGCGAGAAATGTGTAATGACGATGACGGGATGTTGATCGCTAAAGTGGTCGATAAAATTTATCACATAGACAGAATAGCGTTTACGCTCTTATTACTGCGTTATGCCTTTGGTAGCTCAGATCGCGCTATTGCTCGTTATTACCACAATATAGCGAAACCGCGCCAAATGATTAGACGCAATAGAACGATAGAATATAGAAAACCTTCTATGTCTACATGTAGAAGAGAAATTGAGGACATAATTAGTTCAGCTGAATATTTAATTTACCCACATTTAAAAGATGCATTTAAAAAACGAGAAAAAGAGTGGAAAAGTAAAAATAATAGTAAGAACGTGTTGACTTCTTTGAGCCAATGATCCACTATTTAAGTATAAGTTGCCGTTTTTATACAGTGACCAACTAACCCAGCCTAAGCGCTGGGTTTTTTTGTATCTAAAACAGATAAGAGTTGCTGTTTCCTTTGTTCAGAGTTACATGTGTGTTCACGACCAATAACTGACCAAAGGTATTAAAATATCATGTTAAAACATAGTGATATGACAGAAGAGGCAAGACTTGTTTTTGAAGTTGTTCCGCACACGATGGAAGTTACAGCTGGCGAAGTTGCACAATTTACTTATTTAACTGAGCCACGTTGTCAATTGATATTAACGCAGTTGGCGATGGCGGGACTAATCAAAGAAAACATCAAAGAAAACACATTTCAAAATATCTAATACTGTGAAAATGGGCGACTGTAAAAGTGTTGGTAGCACCTTTACAGTCATTCACCCGTTCTGGTAGATCACGGACAAACTAAAGCCCACTGCTTATGTGCACAAAGCATAGTGAGCTTATCAAAAAAGGTTCTCCTGATCTATGAAAAATACTGTGAATTTAAACAGTGTGAATTTAGTCAATGATGACTCACTCAGCTATATAAAAACACTTCCCGATAATTGTATTGACTTAATCGCAACTGACCCGCCTTACTTTCAGGTGAAGTCTTGTAGTTGGGATAATCAGTGGGGAAACGTAACATCATATTTATCTTGGCTTGATGAAATGCTTGCGGAATTTTGGCGAGTATTAAAGCCTAACGGTAGCCTTTATATCTTTTGCGGTTCGAAACTAGCGTCAGATACAGAATTACTCGTTCGTGAAAGATTTAATATTCTAAGTCACATTATATGGGCTAAACCATCAGGACCTTGGCGCAGGGCATGTAAAGCTGATTTACGTAGTTTCTTTCCAAGCACTGAAAGAATTTTATTTGCTGAACATTATCAAAGTCCATACAAGGGCAAAAGTAGTGCTTATCTTCAGCAATGCAAAGCGCTTAAAGAAAATGTATTTAAGCCTTTAATTGAGTATTTTAAATCTGCACGTGAATCGTTAGGAATAACAGCAAAAGAAATAAAACAGGCCACAGGTAAACAAATGGCTTCACACTGGTTTAGTTACAGCCAATGGCAACTACCGAGTGAGTCTGACTACAAAAAACTGCAGGAGCTGTTTCATCGCGTAGCAAGTGAAAAGTTTAGTAGTAATCCTTTAAATCGTGATCATACTGATTTGATAGAGGTGCAGGCTTCTCTTAGTCGAGAGTACCAAGAGCTTGCTGAACAATATCAATTATTGCGCCGTCCTTTTTCTGTCACCGTTGATGTTCCTTACACCGATGTGTGGACGTATCCACCTGTGCAATATTACGCAGGTAAACATCCTTGTGAAAAACCAGCTGAAATGATGGAACACATTATTCGCTCAAGCAGTCGCGAAGGTGATCTGGTTGCTGATTTTTTTATGGGGTCGGGTGCAACACTAAAGTCCGCATTAAAGTTAAATCGTCGAGTTCTTGGAGTTGAACTTGAGAAAGAGCGATTTGAACAAACAAGAGAGGAAATAAATAACATGAAGTCATAAAGCGGATTAGCCGTATTTTACATGCTGATGTCATGATTCAGCCCCGAGTCTCCTAGTAAAGAGCCAGCTTTGCATCTGGTAAGGGTTAATAAGAAAAGAAGCACCGGTAACGAAGCATGAAAGCCAATCGTGCACTGGTTAGATCCCTCAGGGAGCAGAGCCGAACTGGGGTTATAAACTCAAGGGCATGAGCGTGGCCACTACGAGAGTGTGGTGAAATTTCATTTCCCATAACACAAACAACTCGGACACTCCGTAGGGGGTGTATATGCGCATGGACAAATTAACCAATGCTACCTACGGAACGGCTGGCTTAACTGCCTTTTTTGCAAGTCTCTCATTGTATGAATGGGGCTTTGTAATAGGGATGGGATTTAGCATGCTTCTTGGATTAGCAACTTATCTGATGACACGGAGAGAACAGCGAAAACGAACAGCATTATTTGCTGAATTAGTTCATCGAAATTGTTCTAGTGATCCGCGAGAAATCGAAAAAATAGTCGGTGAGATGCTGACTAAAGCTAAAAAGGACATCTAATGAACCTAAAACAAAAAGTGACAGCTGTTGCGAGTGCTGGTGCGGTAAGTATTGCACTAACAGTGATTGGTTATTTTGAGGGTGTGCGTTATGAACCTTACCGCGATGTTGCTGGAATTCTGACGGTTTGTTATGGCCATACTGGAAACGACATCATTCAAGGTAAGACATACACACAACAAGAGTGTGACGAGTTACTACAGAAAGACTTTATCAGAACGCAACAGCAAGTTGATGTCCTGGTTAAAGTGCCGGTCGATGATAAAACAAAAGCTTCTCTATATTCCTTTGCCTTTAATGTCGGTACCACAGCTTTTGCACGTTCTACATTGCTTAAAAAATTAAATGCAGGTGATCAGAATGGCGCTTGTGAAGAAATGAAACGCTGGGTTTATGCTGGTGGAAAGGTGTGGCGAGGGTTGGTCAGTCGTAGAGAGGCGGAGTCAGCATTATGCAATGGAAGCCTTTAATCATCATCGTCGGTTTTATCCTTACATTACTCATCTCGGTTGCTGGTGGCATTTATCTCTCAATTGATAATTCATGTGTTAATGATAAAGCCAGTTTAGACAAACGCTGTCAGGTAGCTCTCTCACATCATCGGTACTAATTATGAAACACTGGAAACTTTACATTGTCGTTGTGATGGTGGGGATTGTTGCTGGTGGTTGCGTGCTGATTAATGCACAAGCGAAAAGAATTAACACGCTGACAGAAAACAACAAAAAACTTACCGCTATGCTCGAAGAGCAGAAAGCTATCAATACTGACTATCAAGTGCGCATAGAGCGACTAAATCAACTTGATACAAGGCATACTCAGGAGCTTGTTAATGCAAAGAATGAAATTAGTCGCTTGCGTGATATTAGTGAGCGTAATCCTGAACGGGTGTACATCCGAGCCAGTTGTCCGAAAGACGAAACCAATTCAACCTCCGGCATGGATGATGCAACCACCGCCAGACCTACTGACTCCGCTGTCAGAAATTATTGGCTACTCAGAGAGCGAATTGCAGAGTCAGAACAGATGATTAAAGGGTTGCAGGATTATATCAAACAAGAATGCATGGAATAAAAAAAGCCCAGCATGGGGGCTGGGCAATACTAGCAAGATATCAATTAAAGTGTAGCGATAGCTACTTAGTATAGCTTAAGTAGGTATATATACCAGATTGATTATTCCTATTTATCTCCCACTTAAATAAACAGCACAATATAAAAATAACCCTGTGAGTTTGATTTCACAGGGTGGCTGAATTTAAGCAAAAAATAAATACTCATTAATCATACTGCTATTTTTATTTCGTGCCAATAGAAGAAGGCGTAGCGTTGTCGCCGTCTCTTATGTTAGCCATGACCTGTTTTATTCTCAGCAGATAGCGCATAGTGAGAGTCAAAAACAATGAATACCGCCATTTTGTTATTTTTCGGTCATTATCAGCAACGTCAGCTGTAGGTAGAAGAAAGGGCGTGACAACCGGAGAGACGAGTACAATTCATAAGAGTCAATCACAAAGCCTATTTTAACGAATGGGCTTTTTAATAGGCTAAGGAGATAAACACAATGGCAAAACCGGATTGGGGGATGCTACAACAACAGTTCCTCGCCGAACATGCTATAACAGGAATATCCCCTAAAGAGTGGTGTGAATCGCAAGGACTGAAATACTCAACAGCACGACGATATATCAAAATATCCCGTGCGCAGAATGCGCAAAAAACTGCGCACAAGAAATTGCGCACTGCGCAGAAAAAAGAATGCGCAAAAGAGCCAATGTGCAAGAGTGATATACCCACTGCGCAGAGTAATGGATCAAGTAATGCGCATGATGATGAAAACACCTTTAGTCTGCGCAATTACGGGCTAACTGAACAACAGATTAAATTTGTTAGTGAATACCTTATCGACTTAAATCGAACAGGAGCATATAAGCGAGCCGGTTATAAAGGCGAAGGAAATACAGCTTATGTCAATGCTACTCGTATGCTAAGAAATGCTAAGGTTTCACGAGCAATCACTGACGCATTAGCAGAACGGGAACGCAGAACAGAGATAACCCAAGATGCCGTATTAAAAATATGGTGGGATATCGCAACGGCAGACGTTAACGAGCTGACCGAATATCGACGCTTATGTTGCCGTCATTGTTGGGGCTTTGGTTTCAATTACCAGTGGCGTGATTCGATAGAGTTTGAAGATGCTACCAAGAAAGCGCTCACAGCCAATAAACCGCCTCCACAAGATGTGGGTGGTTACGGTTACGATGAAACATTAGATCCAAATCCTGATTGCCCGCGCTGTAACGGTGCTGGTATTGGTCGTGCGTATTTTCATGATACACGTGATTTAACAGGGCCAGCTCGTCGAGTGTTTGCTGGCGTGAAAGAAGGGAAGTTTGGTGTTGAGGTGATTACTCGTAATCAAGATGAAGCGCTTAAGATGGTTGCACAGCATTTAGGTATGCTGAAGAACAAGACGGAATTAACGGGTGCCGATGGTGGACCTATCAAAACAGAGATAGCTAACTTGTCACCTCAAGAAGCATCTGACGCATATAAGCAAATCATGGGGTAAATTGATAAAAATAGCGGTTTCATTGAAAAATTAGGCTATGCAAAATCACACCTATTTTATGCACGTTTTATTCATTCTAAATTGTACCTATTTCAATAGATAACTTAGATAAATAGCGCTTACACATAGAAAATACACTCAGTTGATTTTCAGTAGGGCGTGTAAGCACGATTATGTTAAATAGATATTGCATTAAAGAAATTTACTATGCCAATCCCATTCCCGTTTGATTTTAAAAATCCTGACTACCCGCAGGTATTTGAATGGCGAATGGAACGATTAACACGAATTCGCCAAAATCCAGAAGCTATACCAGCACTCAACGCTTATTACAAAGATAATCCAGCTCAATTTATTATTGATTGGGGAATGACGTATGACCCACGAAACCCTGAGAGAGGATTACCGTCATATATCCCATTTTTATTATTTCCTCGACAAGAGGAATGGATTGAATGGTTTATCGAACGATGGAAAGGGCAAGAGCCTGGTATTACAGAAAAGACGCGTGATATGGGTATGAGTTGGCTAACGGTCGGCTTATCTTGCACTGTATGTAATTTCAATCGTGGTATTAGTGTCGGCATAGGTAGTCGTAAAGAAGAGTATGTCGATAAAATCGGGGTACCTAAATCACTGTTAGAGAAAGCCCGTATCTTCATGTCTTATCTGCCGGCTGAATTTCGTTTTGGTTGGAATAGAAACAAAGACGCACCACACATGAGAATAAAATTTCCTCATACTGACTCAATCATATCGGGTGAGTGTGGTGATGGTATTGGGCGAGGGGATCGCGTAAGTTTTTATATTGTTGATGAGTCCGCTTTCCTCGAACGGCCATCTCTTATTGACGCTTCTTTATCAGCCACAACTAACTGCAGACAAGATATTTCAACGCCAAATGGAAATGCTAATAGCTTCGCTATCCGTAGGCATAGCGGAAAAATACCAGTATTTACATTCCACTGGAGAGAAGATCCAAGGAAAGACCAAGCATGGTACGACAAGCAGGTTGAAGTTTTAGATCCCGTTACAGTCGCTCAAGAAATAGATATAGATTACAACGCATCCGTTGAAGGGGTGATTATTCCTTCTGCATGGATACAGTCTGCAATAGACGCACATATCAAGTTGGGAATTGAACCAACAGGTAAGCGCCTTGGTGCTCTTGACGTAGCTGACGAAGGTATAGATAAAAATGCCTTTGTATCAGGTAAAGGAATATTGGTAGATGCTTGTGAAGAGTGGAGTGGGAAAGGTGCTGATATCTACCAAACCGTGGTTAAGGCAATCAATTTAGCCAGTGATTATGGTTGTAGTGAGGTTCTATATGATGCTGATGGTATTGGTGCCGGTTGTCGTGGTGATTCAAGACAAGTCAATGAAGAACGGAAGTTAGCTGGTTTAAATCCTGTTACCTTTTCTGCTTACAAAGGAAGTTCTGGTGTACTAAATCCGGATAAGGTTTTAATGAAAGATGCCAGCGGTAGAAATATTACGAATAAGGACTTTTTCCAAAACTTTAAATCTCAATCTTGGTGGCATTTGCGGACATTGTTTTTAAATACCCATAGAGCGGTTAATGGTATGAAATATGATCCTGATGAGATTATTTCGTTATCTTCAAAAATGTCATCTTTATCGAGATTAACTTCCGAACTCTGCCAGCCAACGTACACAAAAAACTCAGCAGGTAAAATCGTCGTTGATAAAAAACCTAACGGTGCTAAGTCTCCCAACTGCGCTGATGGCTTAGTCATTCTTAAATCTCCTGAGAAAAGAAGCGGTAGTTTCTTCACAACTAAGAGGTAATTCTATGTGGTGGCCGTTTAAGAGGCGAAAAACAGAACCACTCGCACCGGTTAAACGGTCAGCATTCACAACTGACTTATATCCTGCGCTGGCGCGAGAACAGGGCTTTGATGGGATTAATTTACCCCAACCCACAATTGCAGGTGTTGCGATGGATAGCATTGATAGCTATGTGCCCTCATTTAAAGGTGAGCAGGTTTACGGTGTACCTGAGTCACAGGCCTCATGGTATGCCTCACAAATGTTTATCGGCAACAATATGTGTGCGGTTATCGCTAAACACTGGCTGGTGGACAAAGCCTGTAATATGCCCGCGCGTGATGCGATACGTCAGGGTTACGATATTGATTGTGATAACGACGATGATCGTGCTATCAGTAAAAAGCTTCGCAAACGAGATAAAAAATACCGCATTACACATCAGCTTAAAGAACTTGTTCACTTTGGGCGTGTATACGGTGGTCGTTTAGCATTATTCGTTGTGGAGACATCAAACCCGAAAGAGTGGTATGAAAACCCGTTTAATATCGATGGTGTGACCAAAGGCATGTACAAGGGGATTAAACAGATTGATCCACAATGGGTAACACCTGATTTAACGGACGCCAATGTTCAAGATCCTGCTAGCATGGATTTCTACGAGCCAACCTATTATGTGATTGGTGGGCGTAAGTATCACAAATCTCACTTTATTAAGTTTGTACCGTTTCCTGTGCCGAATGTCTTGAAACCAATGTACAACTACTTTGGTGTTTCTGTTCCTGAGCGCATTTATGAGCGTGTCTATGCTTCAGAACGTACCGCCAATGAAGCACCACAACTGGCAATGACTAAGCGTTTGCTTACGATGGGGATTGCAGATCCAGAAAGCGCTGATAAGGATATTATTCGCGAAAATATGCTTTATTTTATGGAGATGCGCGATAACTATGGTGTGCAAATGACGGGCAGTGAAGATACGGTTCAACAGTTCGACACCTCATTAGCGGATTTAGATGCCACGATTATGACGCAATATCAGCTGGTGGCATCGGCTTCCAATGTACCGGCAACAAAGTTATTAGGTACTACACCGAAAGGCTTTAACTCAACGGGGGAATACGAAGAGGCTAATTACCGCGAAGAGCTTGAAAGTATCCAATCAAACGACCTTGAAGAACTATTGCAGCGCCATTACGACATGCTAATGCGTAGCGATGGTTTACCTGTGACAGAAATCTCTATCACATGGGCGCCACTTGATAGCCCAACGGCTGTTGAGAGTGCGGATATTGAACTGAAAGAAGCGCAGACCGATGTGGCACTGGCTTCGACTGGTGCGATAGATGGGTTAGATATCCGTAAAAAACTGGCCAGCAATAAAGAGTCCAGCTATTACGGCATTGAAGTGAACGAGGCAGATTATGTCGAGGCGAATACGAGTACGAACGAAGCGAGCACAATGGGCAACCTCTCGCCAAGCAGTAATGAAGGGGAAACCTCTGCAGTATTCAGTCGCCCCAGCTAGTCGTTATCAAGGTGACATGTCACGACTCATTAATGCAATGATTAAAGACTATGAAAAAGTGTTTAGTGAATTAAATGACGACTTTGACGGTTTTACGATGGATGCCAGCTTTGCCAGTCAAACACGCATCTGGCTTAACCGGCTAAAACGCAAATGGGATAAGATTTTTAAACAAAAATCCACAGAGATTGCAGATAAATTCGTTTCCCAAGTCGATATAGGCGCAAAGCGTAATTTAGATGATTCTCTCAAACAGTTGTCAGGGGGGATCACCATCAAAACCCCAGCCATGCCCGAAGCCCTGAAAGATAAAATTATTGCCTCTACAGCTGAAAACGTATCGTTAATTAAATCTATTCCACTGCAATTTCATCAACGTATTGAAAGTGTTGCATTACGTTCTATTAGCCAAGGTGGTGAGGGCGCAAAGACGCTATTAGAGGAAATTAGGGATACGGGTAGCGTTACAGAAAGTAGAGCAAACTTTATTGCTGTTGACCAAACACGAAAGATTACAACTGCATGTAATTACGCTCGTATGAAATCTGCGGGTATTCGTAAAGCAGTTTGGCATCATTCAAACGGTAGTGCAGAACCTAGGGAGCTACATCTTGAGTTAGATGGTAAGGAGTTTGATTTAGACAATCCTCCTATAATTAACAAAAAAACAGGAAGGAGAGGTTTGCCGGGTGAGGAGCCGGGTTGTAAGTGCTTCTGGACACCAGTAATAGATTTCGGTGAGGAGACATGACAAAGCGACAATATGATTTAAATGGCTGGCTAGAAGTGAAAGATAACCCCATCTCTAAAGTTGGGGTTTTTGATTATTTAGGGTTTGAAATTGGCGCACCGATGCCCGAAAAAATTTACAAGGTGTATCGCCCACAAGAAGAATTGGCCAGCACAGAGACAATTAACTCTTTCAAATTAATGCCCTTTGTTGATGAGCATGAAATGTTAGGGAAAGACGGCACACCCGCGGAGACAAAAGGGATACAAGGGGTCATCGGGGAGCGAGTCTATTTTGAATATCCCTACCTCAGAGGCAATATCAAAATCCTGTCTAATTCAGCGCTTAACCAAATTGAAGGAGGAAAAATTGAATTATCTCCGGGTTATCGCTGTGTTTACGATTTCACACCAGGCGAATTTAACGGTGAACGTTATGACGCCATACAACGGCATATTAGAGCCAACCATCTTGCGTTAGTCGATGAAGGGCGCACTGGCGCTGATGTTGCTGTGCAAGACCATTCCGTTATTACCATAGACACAAAGGAACTTATTCGCATGAACGAAGAAGAAAACAAAGACAAACCAACCACTGATGAAGGTGCCTTTACGCCCGAGCAATTGGAAGCGTTAAAAGCCATTATCAAAGAAGCAATCACCAGTGCTAAACCTGCAACAGATGATGATTCAGAAGAAAAGGAAAAGTCTTCTACTGATACTGACCCTGACGAAGAAAAGAAAGCAGAAGAAGCAGTAGAAAAGGCTGAAATCGCGACAGAAGAAGCAGAATCTGGCGAACCTGAAGCCGTAGAAAAAGCCGAGGTCGCGATTGAAGAAGCTGTCGAAGCGATTGAAGAAGCCAAAGAGCATCTTGACCAAGCAACTACTGATGGTCTTAATCGTCGTTTAAAACGCCTAAACCGTAGCATGACCGCAATGGATGAAATGGCATCGCTGAAACGTAAAATTAAACGATTAGAGAAAGCAAAACCGGTAATGGATACGGGTGAATTACTCAAACAAATTGGTGCGCGTGATGCGCTGGCGCATAAGTTAACACCGTTTATTGGTGTGTTTGACCACTCTGCTATGACTCAACAACAAGTCGCGGAGTACGGTGTTAAAGAACTGGGTATTCAATGCAGTAAAGGCACCGAAGCGATTGCTCTTGATGCTTGGATGCAAGGGCGTGTGCCTGACTCCCAAAAGCCCAGCTCAACAATGGACTCTGCAGTGAGCAATAAATCAATTATGGATAAATGGGGAGCTAAATAATGGCAATTCCTAAATCAGTAGCAAACGGCTTAATTTCTGGTGTTGTCGGTGAAATTAGTCATGCAGGCCCTATTCGCGCTGTTTCTGCAATTCTTAGTTCAGCAGATGAAAAGCTGAATATTTTCGGTCGCGCCTATACCTACAAAGATGATTCAGTGGAATCCGTTCAAGTGGGTGGAAAAGGGGCATTTGCGGGGATCATGATTAACCCTAAAGCCTATCGTATCGAAGAACAATTTGCTCGTAATGGCACACAGGGCGAATTCCTGACAATGGGGGAAGTTTTCGTTGAGCTAAAAGAAGTGGCAGGAAAAATCAACGCACCGGTTGTGTTCGATGAAGCTGACGGTTCGCTATCTTCTAAAGCCACCATTAGTGCTGGTGATCGCGTTATTGGTTTTATCAGCCGACACCTTGAATCCACAGAGAGTGCTCACTTGGGCATTATTCGTTTAACAGAAATCCCATATCCAGTATCTCCAAAGGAAGGTGAGTAATGCCAGTTAGTAACATTAAATTTCACATGTCTGGCCGTGATGTCAAAAAACATGGCCAACTGAATATTAACCCTGACCAGAAATGGACATACGGGGAATTGGCGCAAATCGGCTTTGGTGGTTTTTCTGCGATGGACTCCGCGATTAGCGGTGGTGCAATGCAAGGGGGCTTAATTCAACGTGAAATGTTGCAACACGTTTTACCGGGGGTCATTCGTACCGCAACGCGAGTTCGTGTGCTAGATGAAATCACCGGTATCGTCAATGCAGGTGAATGGCATGATGAAGAAATCATTCTGAATGTAGCGACCACAACCGGTAAAGCAGAGCTTTATGGTGATCATACCAATGTGCCATTAGCGTCTTATGCGCAAGACCAAGAGCGCCGTGGTCTTGTTCGTTTCGAATTAGGTTTCCAAGTCGGTAAATTAGAAGAAGCGCGCCAATCTTCTGCTGGCTTTGTTGCGATGGAAGAAAAGCGTAATTCAGTGACTGAATCATTAGAGCAAGGCCGTGAGCGTGTGGGTTATTACGGATTTAACAGCCCTGAAACGCGCGTCTTTGGTTTGATGAATGAGCCTAACTTGCCTGCCTATGAAACAGCAAAAGGCAAATGGAAAGGCGGAACATTTGCAGATATTACTGCTGATATTACCGATATGTTCTCGCGTATTGAAACGAGTTCTGGCGGTATTATCAAAGATGATACGCCAATCACCTTAACATTGCCGTTGGGCTTTCGCTCTGCACTGAATGTGGCTAATCCGGTGGCACGAGGTGAAACAGTCAAACAATGGATAAATGAAAACTATCCAAATATGCGTCTGGTTTTCTCTCCTGAATTTGTTGGCGCAAATGGTGGGGCTGATGTGGCCTATATGTTCGCAGATAGCATTGATGATGGTTCAACAGCAACCAGTGCGGTGATCCTGCAAGTTGTGCCTGTGAAATACCAGTTATTAGGTTCACTCAACCAAATTAAAGGGTATATGGAAGATGCAACCAATGCGACTGCAGGTGTGTTTGTAACTCGTCCGTGGGCAGTGACACGCTTAACTGGCATTTAATCTTACCACTTCTCTTTTTGCTCCCTCATTTGGGGGCTTTTTTATATCTAAACAATAGGAGAGCACTCCATGCCTCTTTACGCATATTGCACATTATCAAATGACCAGAACTATACCGTGAGAGACGGGAAAGTGTTTATTGCTGGTCAAGCTAATGTGATGACCAAACACATGTATACACCGCGTGGCCGTGTGACGGAAATTTCTGATGAGCAATATAAACAGCTCAAAGAAAATCACGTTTTTAATCTTCATTGTGAGAATGGCTTTATTGCCGTTGAGCATCGCAAAGAAGATCCCGAAAAAGTTGCCACTGATATGGAAGCTAGCGACCAATCAGCCCCTGACACTCCTGAATCGTTAGAGGCTGAAAAGTTAGACGTTCCTAAAACCAACAAAAAAGGTAAGTGATTATGGATACGAGCACATTTCCTTTAACGTCATTCCGTGTGCTCTATCCGCAGTTTGACGGTGTGGGTGATGATGAAATATTTATCATTGCTCAATCTGCGTTGAACTATTTCTCTGCCTGTAAGGGTGTTTGTACTAACGAGCTGTGGATGCTCGTGGTTGCACACATGCTAACACTCAGAAAAATGATTGCTGATGATGAGTCGCCCACTGGTGTTGTGACGAGTGTAACCATTGATAAGGTAAGCGTGTCATTTACGGCACCGCCTGCCGGTTCTGATTGGTCGCACTGGTTTAAAATGACAACCTTCGGCCAGCAGTTTCTAGCGCTGATTAAGCGTTGTAGCGTTCCTCAATATTTTGGTGGTGGCGGTGAACGTTCAGCTTTTCGGGGTGTAGGAGGGCGATTTACGCGAGGAGGGCGATTACGTTAATGACTAAATTAGCGCAATTAAAAGCGGTTTACGATGAATTGGCTAAAAAGCGATTAAGTGTTGGCTTCTTTGAGCATTCAAAGTACCCCGATGGAACACCTATTGCTTATGTTGCTTCTATTCAAGAGTTGGGCTATCCCGCTGGTGGTATTCCTCCTCGCCCATTTTTAAGACCGACAATGAATGATAAAAAGCAGGATTATAGTCAGTTAATTTTTCGTGCTGTGAAAACCACTATTAAGGGCAACATCACGCTGGATAATGGGCTGACTCAAATTGGTGCGACGGTTGCGGGCGATGTGAAAATGGCAATAAAAGCAGTCACAACACCGGCACTGGATGATTCAACGGTCAAAGCAAGAGCACGTCGTCATAGTAAAGGTAAAGCCACACAAAAGCCGTTAGTCGATACTGGCCAAATGCTTCAAGCGGTTAGTTTCGCAGTGGAGGATAAATAATGTTTGGTAACTTAAACCGTATCGCTTCACGTTATATTCCCCAGCAAAAGGTGCTTTGGTTTCGATTTAAAGAACGTGGGCCTGATGATAGGGGGAATGACCAAAATTACTATTACGATCCCGTAGAAGTTCGTGGAAGTTGGCAGGCTGTTGATACTCAAGATGTTCAATCAATGGGGTTAGATACAAGCCAAGTGTACCGGCGCTTATATACTTCTCATGATATTAAAGCCGTTCAACGTGGTACATCTCCTGATTTTCTTGTATTCAATGGTAAGAAGTACGATGTTGTGGGTGATGCAGACTGGTACGAACAAGATGGCTGGAAATCGGTGATCTGTATTGAGGCGGGTACTTATGACGGATTATGAGGTTGATGTTGCTATTCGCAAACAACTCTTGTTGCAGTTAAAAGAAGTCGGCATTGAGATCCCCGTTAAAGCTGGTTTCCAATCTACCAAGCAGGGCCGTGAAGATAATATGGTGATGTTTTTTCCCATCAATGAAAGTGGCCTCGGTTGGCAAGGGCGAAAATATAATGTTCAAGGCAATAAAGCCAATCACCAAGAAAACCAGTTATCCGAAAATACGTACCAAGTTCAAGCGTTCGTGACGCAATTAGGCAATTATACAGCCAAGGATATTACCGCGATTGTCAGAATGATCGCCAATTCATTACCGTTTGTTGAGGCACTTCGGAAACAAGGTATTGGCATTCAACGGGCAACTGGTATTCGAACGCCTTATTTTCTGAATGACCAAGGCAACTACGAACAAAACCCCTCATTTGATTTCAATGTGACATTTAATCGCACACTTCATCCCGATACTGACGCCGTGAGTGCGTTGTATCCCGATATCTATCGTATTTAAGGAACGTTATGTCTATCAAACAAACTCGCTATGTCGATATCGCGAGTGCGGTGATTGGCGCGTCTGCTGTACCGATGCGCAAGCTCACGGCTCGTATTTTTTCAACTAACCCTAAAATCCCTGCAGGTAAAGTGCTTGAATTTGCCAGTGGCCAAGTCGATGACTTATTGGGTGCTGATTCATCCGAGGCACATTTTGCACGACAGTATTTCAGCTATGTCAGTCCAGCACCAGCAAGTAAACCCAAAGAACTGCAAATTGCCTCTTATGAACCGGTTGGTCGAGCGCCTACCTTGTTTGGCGACAAAACAGGGGATTTGGCCGATTTAAAATTAATTAATGATGGTGAACTTAATATCACTATTGGAAAAGTGACAAAAACAATCACAGGAATTGATCTTACTGAAAGCACATCATACGCGGATGTTGCGACAGTTGTGCAAGCGAAATTGAATGCAGAAAATGAACCTCAGTTTTCTAGCGCTTATGTCACGTTTAATTCCCTAGACAGCGCTTTTGTTATTAGCGGTGGCGTACAAGAACATGCAGATATTAGTGTGCGCTCATCTGTGCTTGCTGATGCGATGAATATCAGTCATGGCACATCATCAGCCGGTAATCCTGCACAAACTCCGTTACAAGCCTTTATTGCTTCTGAGGCTGTTTCTGACTCTTTTGGTAGTGCAACGTTTTTAACGGAACTCTCATTAGAGCATGCCGTAGAGTTGGCGCAGTATGTGGCTGGTGAAAATGTGAAGTATCAACTTCATTTATCTGTGACTAATAAAAATGCTGAAGATTTTAGCGGAGCGCTGGTGGGGACTGCGTCAACGGGCTTAAACCTAAAAACAGCGGATAACTTCTTTGTTCAAGCGTTGCCTATGGCCATTATGTCCGCCACAGATTATGACCGAACCAATGCGACAACAAACTATATGTATCGTCAATTTGGTATCACATTTCCGTCTCAAATTACGACTGATATCGATGCCGATCGCTTAGATAAATTACGGGTGAATTATTACGGAGAAACTGCCGTATCAGGTTCGCATATCAGTTTTTATCAACGTGGTTTCTTATGTGGTGGTGTTGCTAACCCATTAGATATGAGCGTTCATGCTAACGAGCAATGGTTAAAGGCCTATATCTCACAACAGTGGTTTAGTTTGTTAATGGCCACACGCGGAGTACCCGCTAATAAAGACGGTGAGGCTAGAGCAATGATGGTGATTGCAGGGGCGGTAACTAAGGCGATTAATAACGGCACTATTCTAGCGGGTAAAGCCTTAACCGATGTGCAAAAAATCGCGGTGACAGACGCTTCTGGTGATGATTTGGCATGGCACGATGTACAAAACAAAGGTTATTGGTACAACGCTCAAATTGTCGAAAACACAGGCCCCTCTGATTTACCCGAGTACGTGATGAAATACGTATTAATTTACGGTAAGGGCGACTGGGTTCGTAAAGTCGAAGGCTCTCACAACTTAGTGTAAGGAACACAATATGCATGATGTATCAGCAACTGGCTTGAGTATTGTTATTCAAGCGCATAAAACTTTTCCTGCCGGTATTCAAATTACCGCCTTCGCTGATGATGCCGATCCATTGGATTTACCTGCGGTCGATATTGCACAGACAGGAATGGATATCAACGGCAATCTCGTCAGTTGGTCAACGCCAACACCTCAAACGGTCACCATTAACGTGTTAGCCGGTAGTGAAGAAGACGAAAACCTCGCTATCTTGCTTGACTCCAATACCGCTCGTCGCGGACAACGGCATGCAGGGGATATTATTACCATGGTTGCCTCATATGGCGATGGTTCAACAACCACGGCACGTAACGGGAAAATTACCAATGGTAGTCGTGGTTGCTCTGTTGCCAGTGCAGGACGACACAAATCCAAAGCGTATACCTTCGTATTTCAAGACTTCGATCGCACTCGCGCACGTTAATTCTAGTCTAGGCGGTTATTCCGCCTTTTTTTATGGATATTAATCATGTTAATTAAACCGAAAGAAATTACGATCACCGATGCTGATCGTGAAGAGCACACCTTTATCATTAGCCGATTACCGGCAACGATTGGACGTGAAATTCTGGCGAAATACCCTTTATCGAATGCGCCTAAAATTGGCGACTATGAAGTCAGCAAAGAAGCCATGTTAAAGATGATGGCGTATGTTGCAGTCGAAAAAGAAGGACAAGAGATTTATCTGAAGACAAGCACCTTAATTGATAACCATGTGCCTGATGGTGAAGCCCTTATTCGTCTAGAACTGGAAATGTTGAAGTATAACACCAGTTTTTTCGGCAAAGACGGGAGCCAAGGTTTCCTCCAATTCCTGCTCAACAAAATAACCGGTTCACTCCCGTCGATTATAAAAACGCTGATGGCTTCTTTGCCGTCATCATCTCAGCCGGTTTCGCCACGCTCACCGAACTCAAAACGTCAATAGATTTAGAAGAGGCGTTTGATTTGTGGGAGATCGCAATTACCAACCGTTATAACGAAGCGCTGGCTTCATCGAAAGGATAACTCATATGGCCTTGCTAGATACCTTTGTTCAAGTATTCGAATTTGATACCAGCCAAGCCGATGATGCGTTTAATCGGGTGAGTAAATCGACCGATGACATTATTGCTGAGATGAAAAAGACGCAACAATCCGCAACTATCGGTGCGGATGGATTTACACAATTTATTCAAAATCTATCCGCACAATTGACAGAGTTATCGTCAAACTCAGTCGATATTCATGTTAATAGTGATACTTCTGGAGTTGCTGACAGTCTGATTGCGGAGATAGAACGCATTAAAGAAAGTGCGACGGACAACTCGCAATCAGTGAGTGATTTTATTCAAAGCGTGATTGCCAGCATTGAACAGTTATCAGCAGGGGAAGCGATAAATATTGAGGTTAAGGCGGGTGATACACAAGAAAAAATAGCCTCAGTCACCGCTAAAATTGATGAACTAAAGTCATCAATGAACTTGCTTGATATCCAACGTAACGAACTGTCACAAGGCATTAATGAAAGTAGTGTTTCATCTGAAACGCTCAATGCCCAATATCAACAGATGCAAGATGAGTTATCCCTTCTCAATAATGAATTGGTGTCGCTCACTGATGCAGAGAAAAAGAATCGTGAAGGTAAAGAGGTTATTGATGCCATTGTTACCGCATTAAATGCCGATTATACGCAATTTATTGAAACGATGCGGACAAAAGGCATAAAGACAGCAATTGACGAAGCTAAAGCCCAAGAACACCTACAAAAAGAACTTTCAGAAACTGGCTCTAAATATCAAGAAGCCGGAAGTTCTGTTGCAGGATTTGCGACAAAAGCACTTGGCGCTGTCGGTATTGTGATGAGTATTGGCAGTATTTTTGCCGAATCCGTTTCTCGTTCTCAAGAGATTGAAACGCTGGACAAGCTGGGTAAACAAATCGGCGTTGCGACTGCAGACGTTGATGCGTTTTCTGGTGCAATGGCTGAATTAGGCGGTTCTAGAGAATCCGCACAGGCTGATTTATCTGCGATGGCCAATGCGTTTGGCAACACTAAAGACTCAATGGAAAAAGTGCTTCAGACTGCGGACAAAGTTCAAGGAATGAGCTTTGATAAAGCGAAGAAAACGCTGGAAGGTATGGGAGTATCGGACGATAAAACCATTGAGTTAATGATGAAGGGGCGCAAAGAATTAGAGCGCACAATGGGTATTCAAAAAGAATATTCAGGAATTAGCAAAGAGAGTATTGAAAGTTCGATTAAATTCAATACAGCCATGTCTAAGTTTCAACAAACATCAGGTGTGTTAAAGAATTCCTTTCTAGAAATGGTGATCCCTGCTTTATCGAAGGGGTTAGATTGGTTAACTAAATTTATTTCCTTCTGCAAAGAGAATAAAAACTTATTGATAGGTTTTTTCTCTGCTGTTGGTTTGGCCGTAGCACTTTATTACGTTCCACCAATGATAGCTGCTGCATCAGCAACACTTGCAGCAACATGGCCAATTATTGCAATTATCGCCATCATTGCACTCTTAGCCGTAGCTTTTGCAATTGTTTATGACGACATCATGAACTTTATCGACGGTAACGATTCGATGATTGGGCGTATTCTAGAAAAATATCCCCAGTTGAAAATTATCGTTCTTGCATTATGGGAAACATTCAAAAAGTTATTTGAATATCTGAAGGTTATTGTCGGTGTTGTGGCGGATATTGTTGTTGCCGGTTGGGATCTAATGGCATCAGGCTTAAAAGCTTATGTTAAGTTTCTCATCAATTGTATTTCAGTGATTGCAGGATGGGGTAAGTCCTTTGCGGGTGTTTTTACTACGGTGACAGATGCCGTTGTGGGAGCGTTTGAATGGATGTGGGAGCAAGTTAAAAAAATCATTGGCTGGGTAAATACGGGGCTTGATGCAGTTAAAAATGGTTGGAAATCTGCTAAAGAGTTTTTCGGGTTCGGTGATGACGAAGAAATCACTGTAAATCAAAACGTAGAGCGCAACGTCAATGATAATGGTGAGATTGAATATGCCATTCCTCAAGAAGAAAGCCAAACAACACAACAGCCACCGGTTAGACAATCCATTGCTCAAGCAAATGCACAGTTAGATGCGATTGCCAACAATGCGATGAACCCGATTACAAGCCAAGCTATTAGCAATAAATCCAATGTGACACATGAAAGCAACATAAGCATTGGAGAAATTAAGGTTGAAACTCAAGCCACAGATGCGCAGGGTATGGCATCGGGTGCAAAGGATGCCTTGCAAGATCAACTAGCTGATTTCAATCAGCAAAACTCAACGGGAGTAGCAAAATGATAACAGAGGTCAAAATCTTTGATTTAGAGTCGTTTTCTACACTGTTTGATAGAGTTAATCCAATTCAAATCAACATCAGAGATGAGCATAAAGCGACACAGTTTCAAGTTGAAAGCGGTGAAACGCGTAGTGATCATGTGATTATTAATCCCATCGAAATTGGCATGGATTTAGTGCTAACAGGGGAAATAAAAAACATCTTCTCATCGATGCAACAAGTTTTTGATGAACACAAATTGGTCGGCATTCAAACCCGAGTTAAAACTTACCAACCAATGTTATTAACGGGTTTTAATCATGATGAAATACCCGACATGATTGATGCGATAAAACTGTCACTGCGGTTTGTTGAGTGGCGTACTGTTGAGCCTGAATATGGAGAACTACCGCCTCGAGCTACACAAAAGCCGACTCAATCATCAACGGTAAATCGGGGGAATGTGCAAACAAAAGAGGCAGATGCTGAGACTAAGAAAAAAGGCTCTGTTGCAACACGTATTGCAGATGGTGATTGGAGCTTCTAATGAAAACTATTCCTTTAAAATCTATACCAAACCAACGCTTATCCGTCAATTTAGAAGGTGTTAATTGGACGCTAACAATAAAAGCCGGTCGCCATGCGATGTATCTCGACATCGAGCGTGAAAATGATGTTATAGCAATTGGCATGAGAGCTGTTGCAAACACACCTATTATTCCTTATCGCTATCTTGCCGATGGCACGAATTTGGCGTTTATAACGGAAAATGATGATCTGCCCTGGTATGAATCATTTGATAGAACCCAATCATTAATTATTTGGAGTGATGATGGACTTACGACGAATACGAGTGGGGATTGAAGTTGCAGAACGACTGCAGTGGTATGAAGGATTGCGTATTAAAGCTAACGGCACCAAGTACGCAAACCCCTTACAAAACGAATGCACAATTAGCATTGATGGATTAAACGCCCATACACGAGATTATCTACTCACAGAAACCAGTCCTTACCATAAAAGCAAACAAACTCGCCGTCTTTACCTCGAGGTAGGACGTGTCAATACGGGATTATTTCGCATCTTTACGGGGGATATTGTCAGTGCAGACATTGCCTCACCGCCAGATGTCACGCTCACTATTAAAGCCAAAACTAATAATGCCAGTTCTGGTGATATTGTTTCTTCCAGTGGTGGGGCCATGCAGAAAATAAGCGAGATCGCATCGTCAGTAGCGAAAGACTGTAAAGTCAGACTAGATTTTCAAGCTACCGATAAGAATATTGCTAATTGGTATTTTTGCGGTTCAGCATTACAGCAAGTACAGCGATTGCAGGAAGCGGGAAACGTTAAGGCTTTTATTGATGATGATACGTTATTTGTAAAAGATGACGATAAAGCATTAAAAGGGCGATTGCGCATTCTTAGCATGAAATCAGGCATGGTGGGTATACCCAAAGCCACCGAAAAAGGGCTATCTGTCACTTATTTGATTGACGGTGCCTCAGAACTAGGGGGCATGCTTCGACTCGAGAGTAAATTCAATTCTGCACTTAATGGCGACTACATCATTGAACAACTGAAATTTGATGTTGCTTCACATGATGATCCTTTCTTTTATCAGGCTACCTGTAAACGAGCATAACAATGAATAAACCCAATACTGACATTGCCAGTGACGGCTCACTGGCAGGTGCGTTCACGTCTGCATTTCGTAACTTGATGATGAATACAGAGGACATGCTCCCTGCAACAGTGGTTAGTTATAACGATAAAACCAATCGCGCTGTTATCAAACCACTGGTGATGATGGTAACAACGGAAAGGGGAACTGTCGGGCGTGCACCATTGGCCAATATTCCCGTTTTTAGATTTGGTGGAGGGGGTTTCTTTATTCGCGCACCGATTAAACCGGGTGATTTTGGTTGGATAAAAGCCAACGACAGAGATATTAGCCTGATTTTTCAGCGTGGGGGATTGGAGGATCAACCTAATACCGCACGCCTCCATTCATTCAGTGATGCAATGTTTTTCCCTGACACGATTAAAGGTTGGGCGATTGATGGAAAAAACATTGATGCCTTGGTGATCCAATCAATGGATGGCTCTGTGTGTTTATCCCTGCATGAGGGTAAAGCGGTTTTAGATTCGCCCGTTCTTGAAGTTAACGTGCCTGAAACCACATTTAATGGCAATGTCACGGTGAATGGCAATCAGTCCATAAATGGTAATAGTGACTCTAGTGGTGGCACGATGAAACACAATGGAAAAGATATCGGTTCTACTCATCAACATAGTGGTGTTGAGACCGGTCATGGAAATTCAGGAGCGCCTCTATGAAAACATTTTCAATCGATAAAAATAATGATCTCTTTATTGGCCCTGATGGAAACCTCCAATTCAGCGAAAAAGACGATGCGGTTAAAAACCTTTGTCAGCATTTTGCTAAAGCGGTTCGTGGTGAAATGTTACATAAAAAAGATAAAGGTATTCCTTTCTGGCCAACGACATTTGGTCGCCAAGCGGATGTCCCGATGTTTGAAACTGCATTTAGACAACGTATGAGCGAAATTGAGGAGGTGGTTGAAGTGACTCATTTTAGCGCCAAAGTGGAAAACGGTGAGTTGAAGTATCAAGCAACAATTCGCACGATATACGGAGGGTTTACATTGAATGGCTGATTATCGTTATATCAATAATAAAGGCGTTATTCTTCCCGACACAGCCACAATACGTGATGAAGTTGAAAGCGAGTTTCGTGCGGTGTTTGGTCAATCGATTAATCTTGCCCCTGAAACACCACAAGGGGCATTGGCTACGATGGAAGTCGAAAACCGTGATGCAATGGTGAGGAATAATGCCGAGTTAGCAAATCAAATCAATCCTGATATTGCTGGTGGTGTTTTTCTTGATGCAATATGGGCGCTGATGGGGGGTCAACGCGTTAATGCCACTCACTCTTATCTTTCTAGCGTTGAGTTTAGTGGCGTACCCGGCACGATTATTCCAAAAAGTTCACTCGCATCCAGTGTTGCTGGTGCTATCTTCGAAACAGTTTCTACCTTGATTATTGATAATACCGGCAAAGCAACAGGGGATATGAGGGCAGTTGAATATGGCCCTGTTGAATGCGGAGCCGGCCAGCTTAATTCGGTTGCCAGTTCAGTGCTAGGTTGGGAAAAAGTCAATAATCCCACTCATGCTGTTGTTGGACGTTATGCTGAATCTGATATCAAAGCAAGGCGACGACGTAAGCAAACACTGGCTAAAAATACCGTCAGTGTTGCGGAGGCGATCACCTCTTCACTGTATGAGCTAGAGGGTGTTAACTCACTTTCTTTTCGAGAGAACTACACCGATGCGGTGCTCACTATTGATGGAGTTTCTCTGTTACCTCATAGCATTTACGTTTGTGTGGAAGGGGGCGATAGTAACGAAATTGCTAAATCATTACTTAGAACCAAAACCATTGGATCGGCTTTTAATGGTGAGATCGAAATTGGGGTTGTAGAGCCGGTGAGTGGGCAGGAATATAAAGTGCAATTTTCACGCCCTAAAGAGATCACCATTTTTTGTCGAGTGACAGTTAAAAAATCAGCTGTTGATGCGCAAACTATTATTCCCAGTGCAATAGAACAATGGACGCGCGGAGAGCTAGACGGCGATAACGGTTTGATTGTTGGGCGTGAAGTATCACCTTTTGAGATATCTTCCGCAGTTAATACTGTAGAGCCTCGTTTATTTGTGACTAAAGTTGAATTGTCACTGGACGGGAAAGTGTGGAATGTTGCGTTAATTCCGATTGCGATTAATCAAATTGCCCGACTACCAAAAGGGGCGGTGCAAGTGGTGATTGTATGAACGTTCAACAATTTGAGTTTCATTCAGACCTATTAAAAGCGATCCTTTGGCAGTATGAAGATGCCGAAAATTTAAAGAAACTCGCTAGTTTTAAAGCCTCTCATTTTGAAAAGTCGATGGTGTCATTTTGGCAAAACTGGTACCGAGATGTGTTTAACATCGATACCGCGAATGATTTTGGTTTATCAGTATGGTCACGTATTTTAGATGTGCCTTTAGGCATTGATATACCACCCAGTGATAAAAATAAAATCGGGTTTGGTTTTGGCAAAAAGAAAGCCAATTTTAAAGCCAATTTCAGACGCAATGCGGATTACACATTGTCACTGACAGTTGAACAGAAACGCATGTTAGTACGGATGCGTTATTTTAATCTGACACAAAGTCCTACGGTCACCAATATTAATGAGTTTTTAAAACGCTTCTTTTGGCGTGATGACAGCAAAGTTTTTGTCCTTGACCCGTTGGACATGACTTACATGTATTACGTTTTCAACTTCAATCCCGACGAACGCTTACGTGTTCTTCTCGAAAACTTCGACTTAATGCCTCGCCCTTCAGGTGTGGGTGTCAAATATCGCATTGTGACTAAAAAAGCCTTTGGCGTTGGTCAACACCGTAAAAACTTCTTAGGCAGTAACTTCGGAGCATAATTCCTATGACAACTATTTTTAAAACCCCCTTTGCAACACAAGGGGATAAGGTTTCTATACCCGTAGAAATCCAACCAGACGGCTCTGTGTCTTATACACAAGGCTATGGTTACGACTATGAACGTGACCAAGTCACAGATCCTGCTGCGAAAGATATTGAACGTGAAAAAATGAACGGGATATTTCACGATATCACGGAAGCGATTGGTGAAATCCAATCTTTTGGTTTTCCAAAATGGGATGAAGCCGGTAAGCCGTATGCGATACGCGCTATTGTCTATCATAAAAATAAAGTCTGGCAGTCTAAAGTTGAGAATAACAATATTGAGCCGGTTGCCGGTAATGCATGGGCAGAGTTAAAAGCGGATGCTACAGCAGGAGAAGTGGGCGCATATTCAAAAGGGGAATCCGATCAACGCTTTCAACCATTAGGTAATTACACACCATCTGGTTATAGCTACTCAAAGGCAGAAACCGACAACAAATATCAGCCAAAGGGTAATTATGCGCCAGCGGGGAACTACGCAAACAAAGGCGATAGTTATACCAAAACGGAAAGTGATGGGCGATATCAAGCAAAAGGAAACTATCAGCCGTCAGGTGATTATGCGACCAACACAGCGCTAAACAGTGGGCTTAATAATAAATTTGATAAAAGTAATGTAACTCAAAGTACAGGAACATCCACCGTTCATGTTATGAGCCAAAAGGCTTCTACGGATGCTTTTCAGCCTAAAGGAAGTTATCAGCCTTCAGGCAATTATGCATTAGTGGGTGCTTCATATACGAAGACCGAATCGGATGGCCGATATCAAGCTAAAGGGAGTTATGCGACAGCTGGAAGTAGCTACACAAAAGCAGAAAGTGACGGGCGTTATCAAGGTAAGGGAAATTACCAACCTGCGGGCAATTATGCGCTAGTAGGAGCATCGTATACAAAGACAGAATCTGATGGTAAATATCAACTGAAAGGCAATTATCAAGCGTCTGGTTATAGTTATTCAAAAACAGAAACTGACACCAAGTATCAGCCTAAAGGGAACTATCAAGCTTCTGGGTATAGTTACTCGAAAGCTGAGAGCGATGGACGCTATCAAAAGAAAGGGGTAGGGCAGAGTATTCGTCAAGTTTGGAAGGGGGAATCATTCGGTTCTGGCGGTACTGTAAACTTGAATGAAGATATAAGAGGTAAAACAGTCTATATAAAAATAAATGGAAGAGGATATATGGGAGTAGGAATAATGCCTGCAAAAGATGAACTTCCTATTGCTATAAATTGGTGGCGTGAATTTCATATAATGGGAACAAGAAATAATGGGAAAACAGCATATTGTGCTGATTCCTCATATGGAATTAACGAGATTTGGGTGCAAGATTAAAAAAGTAGGGAGGTTTTTACCTCCCTACTTTTATATTTTTAATACTTTAATGATATTGTTTTTATATTCTTCATCATAAATGTGATTAATTGATTGAATAATCATATCATGAGGAGGTAATTCTTTTTTATCAACGATTTCTTGTAATTTACAAGATAATTCGTCTATATTGCCAAGTTTATATATAGAACCATTATTATCATTAATAATATCAGTTGTACCTGTTTTGCAATCTGAACTAATACAATAGATTCCATGGGAAATAGCTTCTCCTAAGACCATAGGAAAGCCTTCATTTGTTGATGTTAGTAACAATGCTGATACTGAATGAATATGGTTAGAGATATAGTTCCAAGGATTTCTAACCCAACCATGCCAGATAATATTTTTTTCTATATTTAGTTTATTAGACAACTCTTTTAATTGCTGTACATCATCACCATCACCAATAATGTGTAATTTCCATATGCCTTTAACTAGAGATAGAGCATTAAACATTTCATTAAGGTTTTTTCCTTCATTTGCCAATACTCTCCCCATAAATAAGAAATTACACTCAATACCTCTATTTATTACTATATTGCTTCGAGTAAAGGGGTTGAAAATAGTATTTATATTATTTTTATTAACACCATTTTCTATAAGGTAACCTGAATTTCCATTACTAATTGAAAGATGTTTTTCTGCCTTTAACACAAACTTTGCTTTATACGCTGAAAACAATGATAAATGTATCCAAGAATATATTATTGGTTTTATCAGCGTTATTTTTTTAGCTGTATTAGCAATGTAACAACTAATAGCATCGATTGCGATAATAATATCAGGCTTTGTTCGGGCAATTTCTCTAGAAAGCATGAATGAAAAAGAAAAACGCCGTAATGGGGTGTTTCGAACATGACATTCTATTGTTTTATGAATTGTGTTATCCAACCAAACATTATCAACTGTTTTTTTATCCTGTTTAAAAAACAAGAAGTTAACCTTTGCTTTATCGGATATTAAATCATGAAATTTTCTACAAACGGTTTCTGTACCACCAAGGCCACCTAGTTCAAATCCTATTATTAGTATTTTTTTCATTTTTTATCATAGATTTTGTGAATAATCATTATATTCTATCAAATAAAATGATTATATAAATAGCAGGATGAAAAAGGATTAATTATTCAGCATGTTATTATCGCAATAAAAATACCTCCCCAACTTCTCAAACAAATCCCTCGCCACAGCCTCCGTCATATACGTCCTCATTGGTTCCCTACGAACATTCTTCATTTCAAATGTATTCTTATCAAACCTTGGGTCAGAAAAGACAATGTCCATAAACAGATAGCCACGAGGGTTATCTGCAGATAAACGAGCTTCTTCTAACTGAGCAATATATTCCGCATTATTGATTTCAAGCTTAATCAT